CTCAACGCCAAAAGCCGCAGTCTTTAGGCTCAATACCACGCCGATTAGTGATGCTTCTGCGACGGTCGCATCCTATCGACTCGATTACTTTGAAGAATCGAGTGGTGCGTTTATTGAATATCTTGAAAGTGGCTTTTACGGCTATCGAGGGAGAAATACCCCAATTCTTCCGTCCGATCACACGGTATACTTTCAAGCGTCTGAGTCAGGGCATAGCGATAGAGAGAGAACTCTTAGCCATATCGCGTTAAGCGCTATCGACGCAGACGACCGCTTAATGATTGCGGCCACTTTTCAAGAAACAGGAACCGCGACAAACCCCCAAGTGCGGACTCAGATGTACACGGGAGCATTGGCGAAGGTTAGTACCACCCAGCTAGCGGTTGATACGCTGTGTTTAACATCTGGGAGCTTTATCAAGAAAACCTCTGGCACGGACCTCCATTTTGTTTGGACAGCGCAAGCGGTAACACAGGCAGCTAACACCGCAGTGGACGACGGGCAGGCCGCTGACCACGCGCTTTTTACGGCGTCGGTAAACACAGGGGGGGCCATAGATAAGTCGGGGGTTGTGCTGAAACGGTTTACTACCTTAACTTCGGACCTATTCGTCTATAATGGAAAGGTCTACTTTGCTGCGACCTATGCTGTTACGCCTAATGGGAACATTCGAGACGCTGGTGGAGACTACGTTTACATAAACTACAACTCATCTATCAACCTTATTAGTGATACGGATGGGAACATTATTGCTACAGGCGGAACTGGGCTGGGTGGCAATTGCGCTTCGACGGATTGGTACTCGAATGCAGTGGACGACAGAACTCTCTTCTGGGGGGCTGCCCGAGTAACCAGTGTCTCTGCTTCACAGTTTTGCTATGGCTCATCAAAGTTTTCGGCGGTGTCCCAGGGCGGGAACTCTGTTTTTCAGCATAAAAGCATTTTCAACCCCTCTTACGCAGAAATCGATTTATCCCCCACGAGACAACTAGAGAACGTCGAAGGCGGAGGGTCCCTCTTGTTGTGCGGAGGTCTTTTGTGGGAGTACGCTGGGGACGTAATGAAAGAGAACGGCTTTCTTACTTATCCTCAAGTAAGCGAAGTGGTCAGCTCTTACGCTATTACGGCCTTTGCTGCTGCGGGGACCGACCTAATTAGGGTTACCGTTAGCTCGCCTACTCCAATAGGATACAAGGTTGGCGATACGGTTGAGATCTCAGGGACAACAAACTTTAACTACGATGAATATTCTATCACCGCAGTGGATACAGCAAACAACACGTTTGACACCGCGAAGGCAGGAGCCTTTCCGGGCACCGATACCGGGAAAGTTCAGCTTGTAGGTGGCGTCCTAAATGACGGCGCCCCTTCTACGCTAAATGAATATAATTACATGGTCACGTATGAGTGGACGAACGTCAACGGCGACATCCAAAGGTCTTATCCTTCTGGCGCCATCTCCGCGACGGTGGACGGCGTTGGGACAGACACCACTGGGCGCGTTAGGATTAGGGCGTATACGCCACAATGGACCCAAAAATCTTTGGCCAACGGCGTAAGTAACCCAAATATTGTCTTGTACAGGACAGAAAAAGGTAAAGCAGCTTTTTACAGAGTTGCAGCGGCGCCTGTTGACTTCGAGACAACCATTCAAGACATAGACGACGCGCTTGTTAGTTCGTCAGCATTAACCGATAACGAGCCTATTTATTCGACAGGGGCCGTCGGAGATATTTACGGAAACATCGCTCCTCCATGCTGTACTGATATCATTCTTCACAAAAACAGAATGTTTCTGTCTACAATTGATGGAGCTGTTTGGTACTCAAAGAAATTAACCCCTAAAAGAGGGGCCGAGTTTTCTGACTTTCAAGTAAAACCAATTGAGAACTACAAATCCTCAATAGCGTGTCTTGGGTCCGTCCGAGAGTATGTAATCGTCATCACCACAGAAAACGCTTACTTGATTGGAGGCGAAGGGCCTAACGCAGCAGGAGGGGGAACCGACTTCTCTCCTCCTACTATCTTTTCAAGAGACGCTGGTGCCGCTATCGGATGTGCGAGAACTCCTTCTCCTGTAGGGTTCTTTTACAACGCAAACGGCGGAGTTTATCGGGTGACGCCTTCTATGCAAGTAGAGTGGATAGGGGCCGCAGTGGAAGACACGGTGGACAGTTATGGGATAACAAGGGCCGCCGTTAATGATACCGAAGGGGAGATCTACTTCGGGCTGGATAGCACAACTCAAGGGATTCTTGTTTATAACTACGTGTTCAACGCATGGACCAGATGGAAGCCAACCACTACCGTCTTCAGTAACGATACAAAATCTAAAGGCTTAATGGTGCAGGACGGGGTTCTTAATATAGCCATCCCGAGCGGGTACATTATTAACCAGCACACAGGCTTTTCAGATATTGGGAGCGCAACATCTCCCTACACTCTTGAAATTATGTCTGCGTGGATACGGTCAGATCAGTTTCTTCACATGGCCAGGTTTTACAATATTCTAATCAGTGGAACCTATAAATCGGACCATACCCTTAACTGTTCTATCCACAGCAACTATGATGACTCAGTTGGCGACTCTCAGAGCAAGGTTATAACCTCTTCGACTGATGACCCATACATTTTTAGGCAGCATGTTGCCAATCAAAAGGCTAGGTCGATAAGGCTAACCATTTCTGATTCCTTGGCGACAGGGACACGCGAGGCTTTTCAGCTTGACGGCATAGCTGTAGAGTTAGGGGTAAGGCCAGGGACATTTAAGCTTGGTACGTCAAAGACCTTGGCGACAGAAGTACCGTAGGCGCAGGAGAAGAAGATGGCAGATGGATTACAGAGACTTAGCGAGGAAGAGATTGAGCAGCTTAATGCTCCGCAGCCTGTACCAAGTAGCGGAAGAACTCATGACGAGCACAGCAAGTCGGTTGACAAGAGAAAACAGCAAATTAAGGACTTTGCTTTAGAGGCAATGAGGTGGGCAGGAGGGCCGGTGGGGCGTGTAATGAACTGGATCGGTTCGACAGAGCAGATTGATGTAGACCCTAAGGCGCCCGGCAATCGGTACACCGCCGACGTTCTAGCCAACAGAGCCTTGTTGAAAGCACTGTCAGGGGAGTCCTCCCAAGACGTAAGGACCAGGGCGGCACAAGATACATTTGCCAGGGCGGGATTGACAGGTATTGATACAAGCGAAGGACCAGGTTCGGCAGCCAGAGGGGTGGGGGCCGTTACGGATGCTCAATCCAGGGCTACCAAGGAGTCGGTGCAACAAGTATTAAGTGATGCGTCCTTGATGGAAGACATACTTAGAGGTGTGCATGGTGAAGAAGAGAAATACAAATGGTTTCGGGCGCTGTCGGAGGCGGCTCGGCTAGGGACAATAAGTCAAGTGAACCTTGGCCTCCTTAATGACGCAAAAAACAGAATGGCCTCCATGGCCAGCACTGTCGGTGTTTTGGGGGCTAAAGGGTATTCCGCTTGGGAAAGATACCAACAGGGGCAAAAAGACAAAAATGAGCTAGCCAAGTTAAACGCTTTGGACCGTAGGGACGAAGCTGCGGGAATAGGAACATCTAGCGGGCCAGGGGATTTAGGGCCTGGGGAATTGGACGTTTAAAATGATTCGTACAGGTTTTGAAGGCTTTTGGGACGGTGCAAAAGAATGGCTGTCAGATACGGGAGAGGCATTGGCTCGGACGATGTTCCAAGGAAACTGGTCGTCTCCGAGTCGGCCTAGCGACCCTATAGCTGAGAACCAGCTACCCCGAGAAGACCCGGCTATTCAGTCGGAGATAAACAGACTTCGAGGAATCGCTTCAGGAGCAGTCAAGGACCCAGGCGTTCAAATGCTAGAGGACCAGGCTAGAAGGTCTGGACAGCAGGCTTATGGGCTCGCTCAAGGGCTTGGTATGCAAAACGCAGCAACGCGGCAGAGGCTTGCCCAAGGCGGGCGCGGCGCGACACTTAGGGAGTTGCCGGAGATGCGACAGGCTGCGACTATTGACGCTAAGCAGGCAGCAGCGGCCAACCTTACTGAAGCACTAGCGCAGCGCAGAACTCTGGAAGAGGAAAAGATACAGGAACGAAAAAAGCAAGAACTACAGAAAGAAATCGATAGAGTAAGCGAAATAGAACAGGATAAGGAAGCTGTGGCGAGCTTTTTCTCCACCATTCCCATTATTGGAGGTCCGTTGGCAAAATTAGCAGACCTGTCCGATGAGAAGCTTAAGGAAAATATCGCTCCAGCAGGCCGAGACACTCGACAATTTATTGATTCGCTAGAACCAAAAAGGTTCAACTATAAAGGAGCTGACCCGCAGTCACCGCAGCTCGGAATTCTGGCTAATGATGTAGCCCGTGGCCCCGTTGTTAATATGGGTACACGCGAAGAACCTATTCTAGGGCTTGACCAGCAGAAAACGAGAAGCGCATTGCTGGCATCCGTTGGAAAGCTAGGGCAAGAAAATAGACAGCTTGCAACTGCTCTTACTGACTTAGATGGCAAACTTAAATCTTTGACAGGTGAGAATCTTGGCGCTCCGCAGGCCCAAAGAGGGGTGCGCCCCGGACCATCGCCGGATGACGATAGGATTCATAAGGAAATTATGAAGGCGCAAGAAAACGAAGTGCTTAAGTCCATAAGCCAAAGGATCTTAGACGAAAAGCGAAGGAAGGGGTACTGATATGGCTGATTTTGAGCAAATGACGGATGACGAAATAGACGCAATCCTTAGCGACGCTATTAGTACAGAGGCGGCTGCCGAAGAGAGTGAATTGGACTGGAGCGCCTACGAAGCTCAGGTTGCGAAGAATGCTGAAGACAGAGAAAGAGAAGCCATTATAAGGCAGACCATGGAAGAGGAGTACAGCGGCGCTCCGTGGAGAAGATATACAAAGCACTTAAGCCCCTATGAGAAGTCTGAGGACACGACTAAAATTCTAGAGGAGCACCA